TTCTCTTCAAAAGTTTCAATAACTTCAGTCATTTATTCTCCTTATGAATATTAAAATACCTCCCCTAATTTAGAGGAGGTATTCAGTACATACTGTCAAGTTACATTTGTGCGGCTGACCAGATTACAGCTAACCGTTCGGTACGGAGTGGCATAAAACCATAATACCACTTAATTGACTGAAAACCTGTTTCGCCAAACGGATCATTGCGATCTGCGGTTTCTTTGCCGGGCTTCTTATGAAAAATCCGGAATTTGGTCATTTTACCTGAAGTCTGAAAACCAATAGTGGTATAGGCTTCTGATCCAATAACCATCAGAGGATAGGCATCGTATCTACCATTGGTGGAACGATAACCGGCATTTGTAGTCTCGGTTGCTCCAACACCTGCATGATGCAGCATTTCAGGGACAATGACGATTCTAAAAGATCCAGCAGCACCAATTTCACCATTGATTTCACTACCTGCTGCAGCGTACTGTGCCAGGGGAATAAAAGCAGGATTGCTGTGATAATCCGTCATCTGCATAAGTGTAGGCTGAAGTTCAGACCCCATATACATAATACGGCAGGCAGGGACAACTTTGGTGTCCACCATCCTGGTACCTGTAATAATCTTGGTGTATTTGGGACAACGATTATTAGTCAACTCGATGTCAAGTTTAACCAAATCAGCGTAGGTAACTTCAGTGACTTCATCAGTTTCCCCGGAAATCTCATCAAGGTCTTCAGCAGTTCCGGTGAAATACTCGACCCCTGCATTCTCAAGAAGATCAATCTGAAGCATATCTTCAGTCATTTCATGGGCACCAAAAAGCATTTCACGGTTAATGTGCTGTTCGAGTTCAGCATCCGTATCGAAGTTCAAAGATTCTTCGGTGTACTCTTCAAAGAAACCAAATTTCTCGATAGAGCCTTCCAGATTAACACGGGTAAAACCTACTCTGTTGACCCTACCACCTGTTTCAGAAAGTGCAGGCAGTTTACCCTGAACAGTGCCGATATCTTTACTGGAACCATAAATATTACCGTAACGAGGAGCTTTAGAAGCCCCGGCAATAATATTGGTTACAATAGTGGCTTTGGCTTCTGTCTCGTAAACAGGGTTAAGATTGTCAACAGTGATGCTGTTATTGGTTACAGTAGCCGTAATGGAAGGAGTACCAGTAAGGGTATCCTCAATATAGGCTTTGATATTCGCAGCAGTTTTCTCAGTACCGGAAGCCCCACCAGTGGTAGAAGCATCATATTCAGCAGCAGTATCCCCGGTCAGGAGTAACCACTGGGTACTGTTAGTGATATAAATAATATCCCCGGAGCTGTGAGCTGCAGCAAAATCTGCTTCATCCGCTTCAGTAATAACCGGACTATTCGCAGCCAACTGGGGAATAGTAACAGAATACTGGGTAGCTGCCATAGCAACACCTGCAGCATCAATACCCTGGTCATTAACATTTCGTTCATCCAACATGGGAACATAATGATAACGCTTGATCGTCTTCCCGAAATTTTTGGGCATATTAGTGACATCTGCAAGCTGAGAGAAATACTTTTCTTTCTGGAGATCCTGCAGTGCTTTTTTCTGATAATAATGGGTCTGTAACTGGGTACCGATAGTGGAATCAGCACCAGTACCAGAGACCTGTCCGTCAGGTAGTGTCATATCTATTGCCTTGTTTTATTAAGATTTTATGTATTTATTAATATCCAATTTGGCAAAATCTTCATCTGACATTTCCAAGGGATCAGGGAGGGTTCCTACAGCAGGGGTCTTTGACGCCTTCACTGGACTTGCTGCTCGTTTCCTCTTTTTCCTCTCGACTTCTTCTTTAGAAGGTTCTGCCTGAGTGCGCTGAACATTGGTTGATTGCGCTTGTTGTTGAGGTGCTCCAACACGATGAAGTTTACCCTCATCTGCCATAGCATTGCCCACTTTCATGTATGCCTGAATATCAGGTACACCGGCCAATCGACCTAAATTACGTTCATACTCAACTCGTTGCATAACTACATCAAAAGTTCCGTCTTGCATGTGCCCATTGATTGTCGAGATAATTTGTGGCTCAGTGGCAATAGTATTTTGACTTGATTCATCCCACTCTTTGGAAACGACATTGAGAGTTCGCTTGAATGTGGAAGTTTCCCTGATGTCATTAAGAACATCATCCAATGCAATCTCTGTATCTGATACTTTCCGTTCCGTGGGTTTATAATTACTATCTGTACTTACATCTATATCTAAAGGATCAATTTTACTGTCCTTTAAAAGTTTCTGGATTGCTTCTGGATTCTTATTACTCAGATCAATAAGATAATTTAGTTTGTCTTCCTCAAGAAGATCATGTTTTTCCAGAAGTTTTACCACACGCATTTTGGGCTTCAGAGCACTCATTTTCTTATGAAAGCCTGCACCCATCTGCATTAGCTGAATGGCATCATCAACATTTTGTGCTTGCATTTCCATGCCGTTGGCTTTGAAAGGAGCCAACAGCTTTTCATACTCAACTTTATAATCTACCACCGGAACATCGGTAGATTCCTCTTTACCTTCTTCTGCCTTACTCGCTGAAAGGTTTTCTTCTGAACCTTCTGTTTTTTGTACCTTTTCTTCTTCTTTTTCAGGAACGGTATCAGGGGGAGGAGAGCCAACAGAAGAATCAGTCTCTTTTCCCGATTCTCCTGTTTCTGTTCCGGAGTCAGCTTCAATTGTCTCTTCGCCTTGAACGGTCTCTTTATTACCCTCTTCACCTTCACTTGGGGTCTCTTCACTGTGAGAAACTTCCTCCTGGATATCCTTTGGAGGGCCTGACAAATTATTAAATTCCTCATCAGAAAGTTCTAAAGGATCTACTTGAGTGTCTATTGGCTCAGTCATAAATTAAACGCCTGCTTCTTCCAAAGCTCTGTTTCTTTCATCTTCGGCTTCATACAATGCCTGTTTAGCAATATTGGCTTCTCTTTCCGCATACAACATGAACAATTTTAAAGAGCCAATAGCATTCAACTGGTTATCTACATAAAGTTTATTGGCAGGATCTTGAAAGCTGGGAGACATCTGTTTTGTCAAAAAATCTTCCATCCTTTCTTTGCCCATAAAATCATCAAGGATAAATGCTTTAAAATCAGGATTTTCCCTTAAACGATTCAATACTTCCAGTTTTTCAATCTTTGCTTTTGCAGCCTCCATAGACATTTCAATTTCTCTTACAGTTTCTGACATTTACTTCTCCTTGGGTTGAGCATTAGTTTGTTGTTTGGCTTCTTTATCGTACTGCGCTTTTAGTCCTATTTTCTCTTTCTCTCTCGCTTGCTGAACACCTTGCTCTTGTTCAACAAAGGTCAAATCTTTAAGGTCAGTATCACTTCCTAAATGCTTAGCCTTCGCTTGTTCAGTACCTGCTTTAGCTTCATTGAGTTTTGCCTGGGTTGCTTCTTTAAATCCCTGTACACCATTCAACTCAGCCTCAGACGCATGTTTTATTGCAAGGGCTTCTTCTTTAGCGCACTGTTTTTTCAGCAACTCAATCTGTAGCTGTCTTTCCATTTGTTGTAGGGGATCTGGTTTAGGCTGGAATTTTTCTATTCTGTCTGCAATAGCGGGCATCTTCCGTAATCTGGCAATATCAGAAAGAATAATTTTCTGTAATTCAGTGTCCATATTGTTGCCTGTAGTCTGCAACATGAACGCAAGTTCTTCTGCTTTTTTATTGTCTTCTTCTGCAGTGGATATAGATAAATCCAAATCAAAAGTGCCCTGTAAATCATCTCTTCTAATAGGAATAAATTTATCATTAGTGACGCGAATAACTTCTTCATCAGAGAGAAATTCTGCATTCATTGCGATGATCTTACGACCTATCTGAACTATGCCGTAAGCCAAACGACGTAAAATACCTAATTCTCTTTTAGATGCGGCATCCAAGGCTGATCTACCATTTCTTACATTCTGCCCTAATGATTCCCCTGTGATGCCTGTATGATAAGCTTTTACCCCTGTCATTGATTCAGCTTCCGTCTGCTGTAGAGTAATCATGTTATAGGCAGATTGGGGTATCTCAGGATACTGGTGCATATGAATAGCTTGTCTTGGATCATCTGTTACATTGAATTCGTAATCATCGCCCCTGGAAAATTTTCTTTTGTTAACCGGGTCTAATGCACCTTTTTTAAACCCAGTTTGGCTGTTAGCAGACTTACCCAAAAGATCAATCATGCCTCGGGTTACAGCACCTACAATCTTTTGGTTATCTTCAAGCAATTCGCCATCTGGTTCACCCCAGGAAGATTTACGAACCGGCATGTAAAGTGCTTTTACAAAAGGGGGTTTTTTATCAGGGAAGGGGTTCCTCTCTAACCGGATCATTGTTTCACCAACCCAAAAAGCACAAATAGGCTCAGCAACACCAGTATTATCTATATCCCAGTTACCCCAATAAGAGTGGACTACAAACTGTTTTCTTGCTTTGTCGTCAAAATTAAAGTTGGTATTATCAGGGCCTTCTTCATGATCGGGATCTGTTAAAGGGGAAGCACTTTCAATATTGATCTTTTCTAAATTTTTATAACGTCCATCTCTTTTCAAGTCTGATAAGCTGGATTTAAACCGTTCCCCAATAAATTCTGCTTTATCTAAATCCCCGTTACAGGAGGGATCTATAATTATATTGTCTGGTAGACAAGTCTCTACAGTTGGTTGATTTTTAATTTCTTTAAGTTTTTCAACTATTTCCGTACCAACTTGTCGGGGAATAACAAGCTGCTGCTGTTGTGTAAGAATATCCAGGGCCTGATCAATCCCTGGATTTTGAATTTCTGCATAAAGGTCTGGATTA